GGGACGTGCGGGAAGCGGTGCTTCAGCACCGCTGCCGGGAACGGCTCGATCTCGCTGAAGCCGACAGGCTCCCAGCCGAGATGATGCCACGCAACGCTCGCGGCCTCGATGCCGCTGCAGACGCTCACGTAGCGCATGGCCGCTCAATCTCCGGGGGTTCAGCCTCAAGCAGCTCGCGCATGGCGCGAGAGTAGACGGCGTTGATGATCTGCTGCGCGGGCATCCCCTCTGGGATCGCTCCAGGCACGACGTCCACGCCGTCCTGGCGCAGGAGGAACGGCTCCCAATCAAGGAGCGCCAGCCGCGCCTGCTGCCATTGCCAGCGGCAGCGCACAACGACCTCGACGGCGTGCTCGCCGACCCACGACTGCGCGCCCGGTGGCACGAGGTCGACGGTCATGCGGACGATGGTCTCGCGTACGTGGATCACCAGTACCTCGCTTGCGACTTGGGCGCGTTGAACAGGCTGTCGGGGATGGGGGACGGGTCGGGGCAACGGCAGACGGCCTGAAGCCTGCCGCTTCTGCCCGGGCGCGTCAGCCCGGTGTCGACGATCATGCCAGCGGCGCGCAGCTCCGAGATGCGCTTCGATGCCGCCCAGGTCGGGATGCCCGCAAGCTCGGCCGCCTCGTCCATCGTCAGCCCGGTGGGTCGGCCTTGGTAGACGGCCAGGAGCTCGGCGCGCAAGCCCTTGCTCTCCTCGCGCATCGAGGCGGCGGCAGCGTGGCTGGTGGCGGGGTCGGTTGCCCTCGCGGAGGGCGTCGTGTTCTTCGCTTCCATGCGATTCTCCTCGTTCAGGTCAGGCCATCCTGGCACCGCACCACGACGGCGGGCGGCAGTATGCCCAAGCGTATATCGCCCTGTCAAGGGGGAATCCGGCAAGTTCTTTGCGGATTCCTGCAATGCGTTTGGTACAAGGCGGGCGTGGGCAAGACGAGGGAGCCGGCGTTCACGGTCGCGCACCACGGAAAGAACGTCCATGTCGTGGACGTCTCGGGGGTGCCGATGCGCGGCTGGCAGCAGTGGTTCCTGATTCGCTCCGACGCCCACCACGACAACGCCAAGTGCCGCCGCGACCTCGAAAAGAAGCACCTTGACGAGGCGCTGAAGCGCAACGCCATCATCATCGACCTCGGCGACTGCCTTGACCTGATGCAGGGCAAGGCCGACCGCCGGCAGTCCAAGGGCCAGCTCAGGAGCGGGCAGCTCGCCGCCGCCTACTTTGACCGGGTCATCGAGGAGGCCGCGGAGTTCTACGCGCCCTACGCGCAGAACTGGGCCTTCCTCGGCCAGGGGAATCACGAGTCGGCGTGGCTCGCCCACCACGAGTCCTGCCCGACGACGCACCTCGTCCGCGCCATCAAGATGCTCAACAAGGGCTCGCAGATGGGCGCCGGCGGGTACGGGGGCTACCTCAAGTTCCGCGTGCGCTTCAGCAACAACGCGTGCCTGACCTGGACGATGCGCTACTACCACGGCTCGGGCGGCGGGGCGCCGATGTCGATGGGCGTGCTCGACTCCCGCCGGATGTTCAGCTTCGTCGAGGGCTGCGACGTGATCGCGGTCGGGCACAACCACCAGTCCAACGTGGTCGGGATCGCCCGCGAGTACCTCGAGACGAAGAACGGCATCTACGAGATCCGGCAGCGCCACTGCGACTTCGTCCGATGCGGCACGTACAAGGACGACTGGGGCAACGGGCACGGGGGCTGGGCCGTGGAGAAGATGGGATCGACCGGGCCGACGCCCCTGCGGGCCAAGTGGCTCAGGCTCCACGTGCAGTTCGAGGTGCACGAGAACCACAAGGGAAGCGCCAAGCAGCACGGACAGCCGAGGCTCGCATGGGACATCCTCGACGCCCAATGAGGGTGAGGCTGGGGAAGCAGTGGTTCACGCTGCGCGAGAGCGGCAACTTGGGGGACTGCGGGCAGTGCGAGATCACGCGCCGGCGCAACGGGAAGGTCACGCGGGTGATCCGGGTCGCCACATGGCAGCACGAGGAGGATGCCTTGGACACCTGGGTCCACGAGGCCATGCACGCGATCTGGCCGGACAAACCCGAGGCCGAGGTCGCGTCGGCCAGCGCCGAGCTCGCCAGGATGCTTTGGAGACTTGGCTACCGCCGCGCATATGATCCGGGCGCGGAGGGGTGAGTCTGCGGCTGTCGGAGGCCAACCACTCACCGGGGCATCGGCAGAAAGCCCGCGAGGGACGGCTCGGTGCAGCGCAACCCGTGGTGTAGCAACAGCATTCCGCCATCGGGCAGGCCAGGCTAAGACCTGGCGCTGCCCACGGTTTCACGCCGTGATGAAACGTCGGTCGGTGTAGCCCAAGGGCGACACTTTCTCACAAGTGTGGCGGATTCGTGCCCATCCCGTATCCGCAAAACGATGACGGGCGTCGACTTTCGCGTACGAGGTGGCTCCCGAATGCCGAAACGCGTACAAACGAAACGCGGCCCGGGACTTTCGTCTACCGAGCCGCGCGTTCCGGGGGTCGAGAAGTCGGGTCACGCCGCGCTCGGCGGCCACAGGCCGCGCGCCCGACGCGGGGCATCGTAACAGCGCGTAACAGGGCGCGCAAGTCAGGGGCGGGAGAAGCGCATCTGCCCGAGCTTCTGTAGTACAGCCCGCAGCTCGCCCATGCGCGCATCGCCGCCAAGCCGGCGCCAGGATGCCACGGCAATCTCGTTGGCGCGTCCGACTTCGTGATTGAATCGTCGCGCATCGGCCTTGTTGCCCTGCTGAAGCATCCGTGCCTCAGCAGCGGAGTTGTCGCCGTAGTCGAACAACGCTCGCTGCAACGCATCACGTGTCGCGCTAGCGGGCAGATCGGCGATGAACTCGTTCACCACGCGCCGCACCTCGCCAACATCAAACTTCGCCTTTGCGCCGGGTCGAGCGGCCATGCCCAGCCGGGACGCAATCGCCTTGTACGTGTCGCTTCGCATCGCAGTCTCCTTGTTGAGTTCCTTGGTCTTCCGTTCAGCCCAGCCCTTGCCCGCATCGCCCCCCCACAGGAGCCACGCGATGTAGCCCGCGTCGTCCTCGCCGCCGGCCTGGTTGCCCTCGTGGCGGGAGAAGAACGAGTGCATCCGGCGCACGGTGTCGGGGGACAGGTTGGCGCGCCGCGCCAGGTCGCGCGCCCGTGCCACGCCCACGGCCGTGCCGCCCTTGCCGTGCTGGCGGCGCAGCTCGAGGCCGCGCTTGGCGTTCGCGGCCATCTCGGCGGTGGGCTTGAGGTCAACGTCGGGCACGGGGGCGATGGTACTTGACGCGGGGCGCGTGGTCGGTATCATCACGCACAAGAGCGGCTGGCACCGTTCGACAACCAACGACTGAGGGCGGGGCGGGTCAGCTCGCCAGCCGCTCCCCGCCCCGCCCCGGTCATCGAACGCAAGGACAGCGATGCACTGGTTCCCGTTCTACACGAAGGATTGGTCGGCGAGCGTGGCGCACATGAGCGCCGCCCAGCGGGGGATCTACCTGTCCCTGCTGATCTACCAGTGGGACAACGGCACGGTGCCGGATTGCCCGGAGCAATGCTCGCGCATTGCGGGCGCACACCCCATGCACGACATGGACTGGGCGGTCGTACGCGCCAAGTTCCACGTCGAGCACGGCCGGCTGGTCAACCACAAGCTCGAGGACGTGCGCCAAGAGCAGCGGACGAAGCAGGAAGCCGCTTCTGAACGCGGGAAGCGGGCTGCGGCCGCCCGTCACGGGTCCAAGCGCAATGCGGACGCAATGCCCGAGCAGTCCCCAAGCAGGCGTCAAGTATGCCAGTCAGAGTCAGAGTCAGAGTCAGAGTCAGATACAGAACCAGATACGCCCGTCTTAACCGTACGTCCAACGAGAAGGACTCCCGTAGGCGACCCGCCGCCTGACAACCTCGGCGCTCTGCGGGCGCTGGTCGCCGCCGAGCGCAAAGGCGGGCGGGGAGGAAAGCGATGAATCCAGAAGCCCCGACATGGCAGCAGAACCGCGCCTACATGGGCGAGCTCTGGCCGCGCTGGCGCCTTGAGCCCGCCCTCTCGCGCCTCCTCGACGAGCGGTGGGCGGGACTGCACCAGGACAAGCTGCGCGAGTGCATCAAGCAGCACCGCATGGAGCGCGACTCGACCCCGGACGTGAGCGCCATCCACGACGCGTACTGCCGCATCACCGGGCACGGCCAGGAAGGCCGCACCGCCGCGCAGCAGACCCGGCGCCGCCTCGAGGAAACCCGCGGCCCGAGCGAGGCCGAGAACGCCGCCTGGGACCGCGAGGCCGATGCGATCCTCGCCACCGCCACGCCCGAGGAGATCAAGGAGGCGAAGGCGCACTACGGCATCGACGCGCAGACCCGACGCGTCGTGAGCCTGATGGTCGAGCTGCGCCGCAAGGCGAGGGGCCGGCGGTAGCATGACCCCATGCCCAAGCCGCGAGGCCCGATCCTCCTCAAGGGATTCGACGACTGCCTGCTGGGGCTGTCCTTCCCCCGTGCCGTCGACCGCGGCGTGGGCGTCCCGGTCGCCGTCTACTCGGCTGACATGATCGCCGCCCGTATGCGCGACCGCCAGGGCATGACCGACGCCGACGCCCGGGCCTTCGTCGTGGACGTCCTCGAGCAGGCCCGCCTGGGGCCGGCAACCCCCCGCGTGGTGTGGGCCGCAACCGCCCTCGACATGGGCGTCGCCCCCGACCCGGACGACGAGGATGCCCGGGAAGCCGCCTAGATTGCCTCAGGACGCGTCCGAAGGGGCCGGGGCGGCCGTCGTGCCACCCCAACCCCCCGGACGCGCCTGAAGGCGTCCTAGCGCATCCGGCGGGCGACCTTGCCCCAGTACTCGACCGTCGCCTGCTTGCGGTGGCCCTTGGGGCCGCCGTTGTGGACGCGGGCGAGGGTCTCGGCCCGCCAGTCAAGCGCGTAGCGGTTCCAGTACGCGAGGATCACGCGCTCGGCGTAGGCGGCATCGCGCACGTCCTCGTACGACCCGCCGAGGCTGGGGTCGTGCTCGACGGCGTCCTGCCAGTAGACGCGGTGGATCTGGTAGGGGCCGAGGGCGCGCCCGCCGTCCCCGACCGCGTTCTCGGGGTCAGGCTCGGACCCGGTCTCGACGTGGCGGATGGCATCAAGAATGGGTCGGGGGTCGTAGCCCGCAGGTGCGTCGACGGCCAGGATGACGATGAGAGGGAGGAAGGGGATCATGTCCCCTCTGTCGGACATCGCCGCCACGGCCTGAAAGAAATCCTGTGAAATATTCCTTTCACCCCCTTGACGGGCCACTATACGCCCCCGCATACTTCCCGCCATCGGCGCGTTGCCGATCCCCGGAGCCGCCCACGTGGTTTCCGCCCAACGGCCCGGGGTTTCCCGACCACCAGAGGAGACACCCATGAGAACCGCACGAAGGGCAGGCACCGAACTGCTCGTCCACCGCATCGCCGAGCTGGTCGCCATGACCGCCAGCCGGCCAACCCCCAGGCAGCGCCTTGCCGCCCGCTGGGCAGTCACTCCCCGCACCGTCAACAACGTGATCGACCGCGCCTTCGACCTGTTCGGGGTCCGCGTCGAGCACCTCCCGTCCGAGGGCTACGCCCTCATCACCCCCGGCATCCTCGACCTCAAGGCCTGCGCGAAGGCAACCCGATGACCCAGCCATCCCACTCCCCCACATTTCCCGCTTCCTCGTTTGCGAGCCCTGACGTGGTGTCGGGACTCCTGCGCGAGATCGAGCGCCTGCGCGAGGAGCTCGCCGAGACCCGCATGGGCCACCGCGTCATCGTCGCCGCCATGAGCGAGGAGCGCGAAACGCTCGAGCGCATGATCACGCAGCTCAACGCCAGCGTCCACCGCGTGGACGCCGAGCTCCGCATCGTCAAGCGCGAGCGCGACGAGGCGCGACGGGGCTACTGCAACGTCGACAGCGACTACCGCCGCATGATGGGCCTCCCCCGCGCCGCCGTGCTCCTCGCCCGCGACAAGGGCTGGGACTGCTTTGAGGACGCCGCCGTCGACCTTGAGGAGGACGCCCAATGAACCCACGCAAGGACCGAGCCCTCGCCGCCGTCAAGGACGCAGGGCTCCCCCAGCACCACGTGGCCCGCCGGCTGCTCTCCGAGAGCGTCAGCCTGAACTGGGACATCGCCTGCGAGGCCGCAGAGTGCATCGCCTACCTCTTCCGCGAGTACCGCGTGGCCGTCGAGGCGCGCGACGACGCCCGGGACGAGGCCGTGCGAAGCGTCAAGGGGCAGATGGACCGCCTTGAGGACGCCATCCACGCCGCCCACGCCGAGCGCGATGCCGCCCGCCGTGACTTCTGCGAGATCCTCGCCCGCCACGAATCCGCCAAGACCCCCCAGCGCATCGCCGAGCGGCGCGGCTGGGATTGCTACCGAACTGCGGAGGCCCCCTGACCGCGCTATGCTCCCGCGCATGGTACGACTGAGCAACTACGCCGCCTTCAAGGCCGCCATCACCAAGGCCGTCGAGCAGCGCGGCTCCACCAGAGGCACCCTCGCACGCGAGATGGAGGCCAAGGGCATCCTCGCCGCACATACCGTCCGATGCCTCCTCGGCGGCCCAGGCACCCGCATCGGGCGCCGCAAGGCCACCTTCGACTCCGTGGTCAAGCTCGCCAAGGCCGCAGGCTTCGACCTCGCCCTCACCCCGAGGGACGAGCGGTAGCATGGGGCAGGAGGTGACAATGCCCGACGAACCGCAGAATCCCGTGGGGGGGACTAGGGGGGTTGACCGTGTGTCCCGCCGCGAGAACAGGCAGCACCTCCACGCCCTCGAGCAGGCCGTCTACAACGGCTGGCAGATCCCCCCGGACGCCGCAGCCGCCCTGCCCCGCGAAATCCTCGCCATCGCCACCGACCCCAACTCAAGCCCCCGCGACCGCATCCGGGCGACCGAGCTGATCGCCACCCTGCGCCGCCAAGACTGCGAAGCCGCCATCGACCTCGACAAGATCCTGCGCCTCGACGCCGGCGCGGCCACCGAGAACGTGGCCTTCGTAGACCTCCCCGAGGCCGCCCTCAAGGCCGTCGCCGACACCATCCGCGCACGACGATGCCCCGCAAAGCCGCGAAAGCGCTGACCCCGCCCGAGGCCATCCAGGGGGCGCGCGACGACCCCGTCGACTTCCTCGCCCTCATGCTCGAGCGGCGGGTCGCCGACCTGCAGGAGGAGCTTATCCTCCACGCCGCAGACCATGAGTCGTGGTACGCCGAGCTCCCCCGCGGACACGCCAAGACCTCAACCCTCACCTACCTCGCCGCCTGGTGGCTCGGGCACCGCCCGTCCACCCGCCTGAAGCTCATCGGCTCAAACGACGACGGCGCGGCCGCCACCAGCCGCTTCCTGCGCGACATCATCCGCAGCCCCCGCTACCGGGCCGTCTTCCCCCACGTCGCCCTGAAGCCCGGGGAGGACACCGTCATGGCCTGGAGCGTCACCGCACCCGGCCTCCCCGCCCGCCGCGACCCATCCGTGCAGGCGTCAGGCGTCTTCGGGCGCACGGGCGGCCGCGCCGACATCCTGTGGCTCGACGACATCTGCGACCTCCGCAACGCCGTCCTGCAGCCCGCCCTGCGCGCCCAGGTCAAGGAGGCGGTCGCCAACATCTGGCTCCCCATGCTCGACCCCTCCTCGCCGCACCCCACGCGGCTCTGGCGGTCGGCGACCCCCTTCCACACCGACGACATTACCGCCGACTGGCGGCGGGAGTGCGCCCGTGACGGCACCCTCCTGCGCCGGCCATGCGTCGGCACGGAGAGCCCCTGGCCCGAGGTCTTCACCCGCAAGGTGCTCGAGCAGAAGCGCCGCGACTTCGGGCCGATGGCCTACGCCCGCGCCTACGAGCTCGTCCCCCTCTCCTCCGACCTGCTCGTCTTCCGCCCCGAGTGGATCAAGTTCCACGCCGAGATCCCTCTGGGATGCCGCACCGTGGCCGCCATCGACTGGGGCTACGGCAGGCGCAGGCAGGACCGCGACGACCCCGACTGGTCGGTCTGCATCGTGGGGGAGGTGTCGATGGACCGCAACCTGCACCTGACCGACGTCCTGCGCGTGCGCGAGTCCTTCCCAGAGTTCGCCCGCCTCGCCCGCGAGCTCGTCGAGCGCCGCGGCGCGGCGATGGTGCTTGCCGAGGCCAACGGCCCGCAGAAGGGCGTCTTCGACCAGTTCCGGGAGGCCTGCCGCCAGCCCGTGGTCGCCGTCGAACGCTCAACCGACAAGCACCTGCGCGCCGCCGCCAGCCAGCCCTTCGTGGCCGCAGGCAAACTGTCCTTCCCACAAGGACAGAACGGCCAGGTCGCCCAGGCCTTCGCCCCGGTCGTGGACGAGATGCTTTCCTTCCCCGCCGGGAGCCACGACGACTGCGTCGACTGCGTGGTCGACCTCTGCACGCTCGCCGCGCAGGGGGCCATCGTTTCGCAGGGCGGGGCCATGACCGTCGCCACGCGCGCCGAGCGCATCTTCGGCAACCGTGGCATCAAGCGGCGGATGTTCACGTGACGAGGGGTAGACTGCGGCCCATGCACACGAGGGATGCAATCGCACGTCGGCTGGGCATCTTTGCCAAGGCCAACTTCAACTGCGGCATCGGCCCCGGCGGCTTCCAGCCGGGGAATGACTGCGGCGCGGAGTCGGGCGGCGGCGGCGGCGACAAGCCCAAGGCAGGCGGCGACAAGCCCAAGGCCGCGCCCCGTGCAGGCGGCAAGCCCCCGCCCATCACCGCCAAGGGCATCGAGGAACGCGCCAAGGCTTCGGGCCGCTCCTTCACCGAGCAGTACCTCCACGAGAGCCGCTCGGCCATCGACCGCGAGCACAAGGCCAGGGAGCGCAGGCGCGAGAAGCGCATCGAGCGCGCCAACGCCGAGGTCGCCCGCATTGACACCGCCCTCGACAAGCTCAAGAAGGAACGCGACGACTACGAGGCCGCCTACGCCGAGAGCAAGGCACGCCGAGCAGCCGAGCTCCGCGAGGCCGCCGAGCGCCAGGACGCCGACCTCGCCAAGCGCGCCGAGGAGGCACGCAAGCGCCGCGAGGAGGCCGCCGCCGCCAACGCCGCCAGCAAGGCCCGCATCGAGGTGCTCAAGCGCCAGCTTGCCGAGAGCAAGGCGCGCTCCCGCGGCCTGCGGATCTAACCGATGCCAGACCCCAAGTCCAACCCCATCATGCCGAACGCCATCCCGGGCTCGGGGCTCCCGCCCGCCCGCCGGCCGCGCAAGGCACCGCCCGCCCCCGCGCAGCGCGGCCCCACCACCCCGCTCGCCATCCCGGTCGAGGTGCAGCGCTCCTACTTCCGCACCGCCAGCCTGATGCTGCGGAACTCGAGCCTCGCCTACAGGATCGACCCCAACTACCAGGCGATGATGCGCGCCGACGCGGACATCGAGGGCGTCCTGCGCTCCCTCCTCGTCACGCTCGCGGGCCTCGAGTGGGCCATCGTCCCCGACGACGAGGAGAACCCCCGCCTCGTCGCCCTCGCCGAGCGCCTCACCGAGATCGTCCGCGACATCCCCCGCCGCAGCGACCTCTTTCGCCACCTGCACGAGGCCGTCTGGTACGGCGTCAGCGCCGCCAACATCGTCTACGACCGCGACCCCGTCCTCGGCGTGCGCGTCAAGGAGTGGGTGCCGTTCGCCGCCGACACCCTCGCCTTTGACCAGTACGGCAACCTCGCCATGCGCGTGGGCAGCGCGTACATCAACGAGCCCTCCGTCACCGACCTCGGCTTCGACAGCCTCGTCCACCTGTTCGACGAGAACGAGCGCCGCGCCGTCATCCTGCACCGGGTCTTCACCGCGGCCCCGAACTTCATCGACCCGAACACCAGCGAGGCCGTTTACCGCGGCATCGGCGCCCGCGACGTCTGCTGGTACATCTGGCTCCTCAAGCAGGAGATCCTCCAGAACGCCGCCGCCTACGCCGAGCGATACGCGCTGGGCATCCGCGTGGGCTATTACCCATCGGGCAACGACGCGGCCAAGAACGAGATGCTCACGGTCCTGCAGAACCTGGTGAACGACAATTCGGTCGTCCTCCCCCGCACCGGGCCGAACGAGAGCTTCTACGACATCGACATCAAGGACGCCAACGCCGGCCGCGCCCAGATCTTCATGGATCTCGTCAACTGGTGCAGCGGCAAGCTCAAGGAGGCGATCCTAGGGCAGTCGCTCTCGAGCGAGGCCGGGTCAACGGGCCTGGGCTCCGGGGTCGCCGACCTCCACGCAGACACCCTCTCGCGGGTCATCCGCTACCACGCGGACGCCATGAGCGAGTCGTTCACGACCGACTTCCTGCGCGTCGTGGCGGGCATCCTCGGCGCCAGCGAGTCCGAGGCCCGGTCGATCAAGTTCCGCTTCGCGCCCGAGCGCCCGAACGTGAAGGAGCGCCTCGAGGCCGTGCAGGCCTTCACCCAGATGGGCGGCCGCGTCAGCGAGCGCGAGGTGCGCGACCTCCTCGGCCTCTCCGAGCCCCAGGACGGCGAGGCCGTCCTCGGCGGCGGTCAGGCGGCCGGCGGCGGGGCCAACCCCCTCGCCGCCCTCCTGGGGCAAGGGAACGAGCCTGACGAGGGCGAGGAACCCGCCCCCGAAGCACCCAAGGTCGTGGCCCTCCGCAAGCGCAAGCGATGAAGCGACCCGCGCTCGACAAGCACCTGCGCCGCGTCCTGCGCGAGGCGCAGCAGTCGTACCGCCAAGCCCTCGCCGCCCAGGTGCGCGGACAGGATGACCCCGCCCTGTGGGATGCCTTCTCCGAGGCCACCAGCGCCCTCCTGCTCGCCTCTTGGCTCGCCGGGGCGCGGCAGACCGTCACCAAGGCCCGCATCCCCGATAAGGCCGTTGAGGGGATGCTCGAGGACGGGGACGCCGTCACCTTCGCCGCCCTGCCCGCCCTGAAGCTCGACGGCTTCGGCGGGGAGGCCATGAAGCCCATCGCCGACTGGTTTCGCCGCCGCGTGCCCATCAGCCGCAAGGACTGGGAGGTGCTCGTCGAGGCCGCCCGCCGCAGCGCCCGCGAGGTCGGGGACCACGAGCGGCAGAACGCCCTGATCGACCTCCGCAAGCGCAGCCCCTTGCTGGACGGCCTGTTACGCGGCGTCCTGTCGCGCCCGAACGCCGCAGACGGCATCTCGGCCGTGAAACGGATCGTAAGCGATACGTTCTTCGTGACGGCCCTCAGCCCGGGCCAGACGGCCAAGGTGCAGGAGCTGATCGCCCGGGTGATCGAGGAGCGCCCCGGCAAGAGCGTGGTGGGCAAGGAGATCAAGGCGATGAACCTGGGGGACTTCGTCACCACGGCGCAGGTGCGCCTGGGGGTCGAGCTCTCAAGCGCGCGCCTAGAGACCGTGCTCAGGACGAACACGAACCGGGCAGCCACGGAGGGTGCTGCCGAGGTGCTGCGCGACGAGCGCGTGCAGGCCTTCGTGCCGCTGGTCGAGTACATCGCCACGCGGGACAACCGCACGCGGCCGGCGCACCGGGCGCTCGACGGCTACGTGGGGACAATGGCAGACTTCGACCGCATGGGGATCACCCCGCCCTGCGGCTTCAACTGCCGCTGCGCGCTGATCCCGGTGTCGGCGTCGGACGCGATGGACAGCGGCTGGACGCTCCCGAACGGGACGCTCGACTACCAGGCGATCAGGGCGCACAACGGCGCGCGGCAGGGCGTGATCGACCGCCGCGAGATCCCCGATCCCGGCTTCGTGAATGCGTAGACCACAAGGAGGAACGCTACGATGGGCGGCATGAGCACCCGGAACGAGATCAAGGCGCGGCTGGGCATCCTCGCGGAACCAAAGGTGGCGATGACCCGCCCCAACGCGAAGGCGAAGTTTGACTCGCTTGCAAAGTTCAAGGCCAAGGTCGTGCAGCTTGTCACCATGCTCGGCTTCAAGCCCGACGAAATCACGGGAAACAGCGAGATGGTCCATGTCTTGTTCATGGACAAGCCAGGACAGGCAGATCGCCTTGCCATCGCCCTCCGTCGCAATCTTGCCCAAGTAGGTGTTCCTGCAAGTGCCATCACAACGCATGAGCATCGGTATGCGGACGATGACACGACCTATGGAGGTGTTTGGGTAGATGTTCGGGCGCTTGCCAACGCCAAGTCCCGCGCATCCCGCCCCAACGCGAAGGTGAAGTCGGGACGCGCCGAACAGGTGATGCGCGATGGCACCGTGCATCTTGATTTCCGCGCCGCGAAGGAATGGCTGTCGGGCGTGACGGATTCCGCCCTGCGATACATCATTAGCGATGCACAGCAGGCAGCGAAGGCAATGCCGGAGGGCAGCAAGTGGAACTATTACCACGATCTTTCGCTTACCGCGCAGGATGAACTTCAGCGGCGCAAGAAGAAGGCCTCCCGCCCCGGCGCGAAGGCGAAGATGGACAAGAACGCCGCGCTTGCCATTGTCGGGAAGGCCATCGCAGGCGTGCCCGCTGGCGCGCAGCGCGATGCGCTGCAGAAGGCGCTGATCGACTACTACGACAACACCCAGGCATCCAACCGCCTGCTGAGGCAGGGCAACACGGCGGACGCAAATCGCTTTGCCGTCGAGGCGGGGCGCGCGATGCAGATTGCCGTCCGAACGTGGGATCGCATGGGCAAGCCCGCTGCCGAGCTGCGTGGCTTCACGCAGAACCTTGAGCGCGCCGCCGAGTTCGCCCGCCCCGGCGCGAAGTCCACCCACGAAGCACCCGCGCAGAAGCCCGGTCGCAAGGTCATGGCCGAGTCCGACCCCGCCGTCAGCGCCAAGATCCGCAAGCTCATGGCCGAGGGCAAGCCCCAGAAGCAGGCCGTCGCAATCGCGCTCGACATGAAGCGCCGAGGAGAAATCTGACATGGCACAGGCATTCATCTCGACCGGACAGCCCAACCTTCGCCGCATGACGGTCAACAACGTCGCGGCGTCCTACACCAACCCCGTCCCCACGAGCACCAAGCCCGCCACGGGCGTGGTCATGGACATGGCCCTGACCCAGGGCTACGCGCAGCCCAGCCTGCTCAAGGCGCTCCCTTGGGGCGCGCTCGACAACGGGACCGCGTGGGCAACGAGTGGCACCACGACTGGCATGAGGATCGTCGGCTGGCAGTCCTACCGCAATGTCGCGGCCTCGGACACGTGGTGGTTCCCCACGATCCTCGCGCAGTACACCCTGCTCTTCCCGTCTACCAACAACGGCTACAACGTGGACGGCACCGCGGACGTCTTCGTCTTCGGCGGCTTCGGCGCGGCCATCACCACGCCGCAGTTCCCGACCCCGAACACCTTCTCGTCCAACGGCACCTCGACCTCGTCCGGCAGCATCACGACCTCGAGCAGCGTGCTCGTTGACCTCGCCGGATCGCAGCTCGTGACGGCCAACTTCATCGCGCCTCCGCCGACCGCGCCGCGCACGGTGAACATGGGCCTCTTCTGGTACGCCATCTGACGTGCAGCGCGCCGCACGACCATCCCGTCCGCGCCTGCCCGGGGCGGCGACGTCGGCGCTCCTGCTGGGCGTG